ATCATTTGGACACTCTGGCTCACAAACATCACAATTAATACATTCATCTGTTATGTATAAAGACATGTTTTCTCCTAATTTTGAAATATATTAAAAACACTTGTTGGATTTTCACCAGTTTCAATTAACAATTCCTGTCCTTGATGTAAATTAATTTGTACAGCGTAATCATTACTTGTTTTTATATCAATAGAATCTTCCATTTGCCTGATAATCCTTGTTTGTGTTTCTGTAATTATAGTATTTACATTGGTCTTCTTATTAAATCCTAGTGTTTGTCCATCAATATGCCCAACTGTTAAATCATCCAATGGGTTGTACAACAAATCAACATCAAGTTCGTTAATATCCAATTCAGTAAAGTCTAACACAGGCATATCTAAGTCATTAAATTCAAGTGGGTCAAAGTCAAGTGGATTATCGAAAGAATTTTTAATGTTTTTTGGTTTTTTAACAATGAGCATATTGTTAATTTGACTTTCGTTTAATTCCAGTATTACTGGTTTAGAAGGTGCCATTTCCAATGATTTAGTTGCTGTTGCTTGGAACGCTTGATTTAATATAACTTGTCCCATATCAGTATCAACTGCAATTTCACCAACACTTCCATCAGCATTAGGCAATAAGATAATAAGACTTTGACCAAGTTCATCTACAGTCATAGAAAATGCTGTACCACGTACTGCGATGTTAGCAGTTGGTGTTGATATCTTTACACGCTTACGATTCTTTTTAGCAAGTATCCCTGATGCATATCGTACTGTACCAAGTGTTGCTTTAAGTGATAACGCACCTTTACCTGACTTAGGGTCGTATATAAAAGTATCAATTACAAGACTAGAGTTTTTTGATATTTTTACTTTTGTTGAATCTTCGAATGTTATTCCTATTTTACCGTTGCCAGTTCTAACATCGTCATTTTGTTCAACTCCAAGTTTCTCTCTTGTTACGAATTTATCATCGCCACGTTTTATTTGACCAATACCTTCGTGTGTTGTAATGTTGCCAATCTCAGCAAATGTTATTGTTGAGATTAGCAATAAGAAGTATTTAAGGCTCTTGTGTAATAGTAACACTGTGTCCGTCGCCACTAGTAGTTAAGTCTAAAACGTTGTTGTAAGTACCTCCAGTTTGGGTAATTGTAAACGTACCAGTTGAACCAGTGTGGTCAAGTTTCAATGTATTAGCAGTTAAGGTACCTGTTTGGTCAATAGTTACACTATTTGTACTTCCTGTTACATCTAAATCAACGGATGAATCAGTTGTTCCGTCATCACTTGAATCTAAATCCATATCAATTGTATTTGAACCACCTGTTACATTAATGTCCAAGTTTAATCCAGAAGCATCTGTATTTTGACCAATATCAATTACCATATCGTTCGAAGAACCGTCAACTGTGATATTAGTATCTACATCCTCGCACTTACCAGCACCAGCAGTTGTAGTTGCCGTAGCACAGTTTAAATCAATGTCGTTACTACTACCAGTTACACTTATTACTGTATCTGAATCGTCGCCAACTACATGTCCATCTAATGTATTTGTACTACCAATTTGTTCAACATTAAATGTCATTGTGTCACCTTTAATAGTAAAGTCTGTTGTTGATGTACCAATAGTGTTACCGCCACCATCTTGTTTTAAGGTTGAACTTAACGTATCACCTGCTTGGTCAACGTAGATTTTATTATCTGCGCCATGTGTTAGTGTACTTACTAACGCTATAAAAAATAATAGTTTTTTCATTGTACTCTCCTCTAGTCTAATTTAAATTCCCACAGTCCTTTCTTGTAGCCTTTATATATAAGTGCTACAACTGCTTTATCAATTGCTCGCTTAACTGCAAATGTTACAGGTTCATTCTTTGATGCACCTGTTTCAAGTTCAACAAGTTCTGTTCCTAAATCAACAAATCTAAATATATTGCCATTAATGGACTTACTGTATATTGTGTTTGTTGCAGTAGTAGATATAAGAACTTCTCCAGTTGCTACTGACGTTAGTCTTAAACTAACAGTAACTACGTCTTCTCTGAACTGTGATGTTGCACCAATTCCTAAGAACCTAGCACCATCACCACCTGTTGTAATATTCGAATCATATCCAATAATTCCCCCATTAATCATAACGCCAGCAAATATAAGAGTAGGTAACTTTTGTGCGCTGTCACCTTCTACAGATTCTCTACCGTTCCTGATTAACTGTCTTTCTTTAATTAAACTATCTAAACTTGAACGTTCAAGTACATTAAACCATTTTCCATCTCCTATATCATTCAATGACATTACCAATAATTCCAATGCACCTTGTGTTACAGCAGTTGATAATTGTGCAAACTTCTCGCCTGGTTTTCTTTGACCTGTTAAATCCGAGAACTTATATACTGCAACTGTCATTGGCTTACCTTTAAGTACAGGAACAGTAGGAGCGTCAACAACTTTTACATCATCAAACTTTTCGTCACTAACGTCTAAAGTAGCACAGCCACTTAAAAAACAAACAGCAAGTAGTATTAATAAATTTTCCATCAGAATGTAAATGAGTTAATAGGCATTACAATTTCAGTTGTTTTGCCAGTTTCGTCAACTACAGTTAAAGTAACATTACTGTCATCTTTTACATAGGTAATAGTGTTACCTTCAACTTCAACTGTTCCAGAGTTTGATGATGTTTCACCAAACATGTTATCAACTAATTGCTTTGATAACTGTGCGTATATTCTTGCTTCTACGTTTTTAAAGAATTTTGCTAGATTTGTTTTTTCAGTAAGTGCCGCTTCTTTTTCTGCTTGTGCGGTTGCTTTGTCTTTTAATTCTTGTTTCTTTTTAAATAACTTATCTTCTATTGATAGCCAATGCTGTCCTGCATTTCCGCTGAACGATGGATTAGAAAACTCGTGTACAAGCGGCGATGCGTATGCATTACTTAGACTTGTTACGATTAGTATTTTGATTAAATTGTTGGCTTTGTGACGCATATTTTGCTATTATTTCCTGTACGTCATCGTCTAACTCTAATCCTTGTTTATGATGGTACTCAAGTACCATTGAAAGTTTAGTGTTTAAACGAATCATATCGTTATCTAACATGCGTATTCTGTCAACTAATGCAATTAAAGTAGTGTTTGCTTTACCTATCACAGGTTTAATTTCTGTTGTTACCCATTTCCAAATGTAATATACGAAATAGCCAAGACCCATCGCGGCTATTATTGGAAATCCGTATTGATTAATTTGTGCTATTAATTCTTCAGTCATGGTTAATCCCTACGTGCATCTTCTTTGCCTTCATTAGCGGCAATACGCTCTATATTTGGCTTAACGCCAAGAACATGACTTAACAATGCGTCGATTTTGACTAAGTCATTATTCATTGTTTGTACTCTATTATCCAAAGCACCAATGATATTTTTAAGTCCATTAACACCACCAGTTACACCTGCTAGTATAAATTTAACTGTTAAGAATACAAAGTAACCTGCACCAATAGCACCTGCTATTGGAAAACCTACTTCTGCAACTATTTTTAAAAAATCCATATATTTTTACTTAAAGATAATATACGTATTTATTACCGTATTGATTATTACGGTTTTGGAAATTGTTTTATGTTAAGAAATTTTAGTCGTAAAAAAACCCACCTTGCGGTGGGTTTTTATAACTGTTCTAAGAACTGTTTTTAACTATCTATTTCTTGTATTAAGAGAAAGACAAATTAGAAACGGCCACTTCTCCTAGATAGTCACCAGCATTACCAAATGAAGATGCTGTGTTAGTCAGCTCCACGTAGCCATATCTCGTCATAAATGAAACTACTGGCTCGAATGTACTAGGATCTAATACTGTACCACTACTCATTAATGGAATGTACGGACAGTAGAAAGATGGTGCATCTGATTCACTAGAACCTTTGTAACCAACTAGTACTGCTGTACTGTCTGCCGCATATGAATCAACATATACTTTCATAGCACCATTTAATGTACCAACAAACTTAGTGTTTGTAGGAGCTTCAAATGTACCTTCTGTACTACGAGCAAATGCCGAAGTAGTTGCAGACTGTAGGATTGTTAATGATTGTGGACTAGTTACTGCCCAGTTACCTGCGCCACGACGTGTACGTTGTGCGATTAAGTTAGCAGTTCTGTTAATTAAAACAGCTAGTGCCGCGTGCTCGTCACCAACGAAAGTTGCAGTACCAGATACTGCCGCTTGGTCGTATGTAAACTCAGTGTTTGCTAATGAACGTAAAGATTGTAAAATCTCTTGATCAATTTCAGCAGTAATTTCTTGTGCTAGAGCCGCCATAATTTCAGCTTCAACATCAATACCGTGCATTGAATTAGCATCTTGTGCCGCTTCAAATGTCCAACGTGCTTGTAACTTACGTGTTTTAGCTTCAACAGCTTGTTTCAATAACTGAACACTAATGTTACGACCACCGTTACCTTCAAGAGCTGATGTAGCACCACCTGTGTAAGCCGCTTGTGTAGCGCCTGTACCAGCCGAGTATGCTGTAGCAATCTTAAATGGACTTAATGCTTCGTCACCTGCAGTAGTGTCTGTGTTTACAGCACTAGTATCATTCATTGTAGTACCATAACGTACACGTAATGTATGAATTTGACTTACTGGACCTGACATTGGCTGTACACCAACTAATTCGTTTGCAATTACCGTAGGCATCACACGTCGAATTACTGGTAAAATTACACGGTTAAGTGTAGCAACGTTACCAGATGCAGTAGCGCCTGCTGACGCACTTTCCGCTAAGTGGTTACGAGTGTTTTCTAAAACAACACCCATAGTTGTTCTTTTTGTACCTTGTAGACCTTCTAGCAAGGCGTCTTTAGTCTCTGACCAACGACTTTCGATTAATTGTTCTGACATTTTTTTCTCCTAAAAATCAGTTAATTAAAGACCTGCTAAACGTCGAATATCAACAATATTGTCGATACTCTCTTTGCACAGTTCTTTTGTTTGTTGTTTATCACCAGTAACTTCGGTTTTACTCTCAGTTAGTGCTTTCTTACGTTTTACATCTGAACCTACAGACTTATTGGCAAGAACGGCTGGTAAGTATTTCTCAAATGTATGTTGAAGTCTTGAAGTTTGAACGTTTTCAAGTAAGTTCTGCATTACTTCTGCTTTGTCTTCTTGTAGAGGACTTAACAGTTCATCCATAGTCTTGGCACGTTCGTTTGATTCCTTAATGGTCTCAACTTCTTTATTTTTCGACTCAACTAATACTTTTGCTTTCTTAATTGTTTCTTTCGCTTCGGCTAACTTCTCATCACGCTCTACAATCTTATCAGTTAGTTCACGAACTACTGCGTTCTCATTTAAATGAGTACCAGTGAATTCCGTAGCGAACGCTTCAAAGATACGACGTCCAAAGTTATTCTCACGAGCAACTTTAACATCTTCTTGTAATTGTGATAATTCGTCTTCTAGACGCTTGGCAACAACAGATTCAATTTTTTCAGAATTTTCTTTAACAAATGTTGTTTTAAGAGTTTCTAGTTTATCCTTTGCTTCTGCTACAAGTCTTACTTTAGTTTCAATAACTTCTTTCTTATCTTGTGCAAATTCTTTAATCTCTTTAGCAAGTGACTTAACTACAAAGTCTTCTAACTTTTGCATACCTTCTGCTTGAATTTGTCTATCTTGTCTTAAATCGTTAATTTCTTCAGATAACTTAGTAACCATAAATTTATTAAATTTATCGCTATTTTCAACCATCTTCTTGTTGAACTTAACACGGTCTTCAGCAAGTTGTTCCTTTTCAGTAATAACTTCTTGAATTTCCGCTTCAAGACTTTCGGATACCATACGGTCTAGTGCTTCCACCATTGTTTGTTTGTCATGCTCATAACGCTGTGCGAATTCTTCGCGCAACTCAGTGCGTACTTCTTCACGAGTCTCGTTTAGTTTTTTATCCCATTCTTCCTGGATTGCTACACGAGTATCTTCGTTAATAAGTTCACTGTCAAGCAAGGGTTTCATTGCATCTAGCATCGATTTCTCCTATAATTTGAGGTCTTTGATAAGTTGAATAATTCCACTTTTCAAAAATCTCTGTGCTGTGATACTTTCTCTAGCATCAGAAGCCATTTCTAGCAACTTAGAACCACCTTCCATATTCAACAATCCTTCGTAAATTGCTGTTGGATACGCATCAGGCGCACTAGGTTGTGCTACAACGTCAACTGTTACTATTTCAAAATCACTTACATGTCCGTTGCTTTCGTTAACGTTACCGCTACCACGGCTCGAGACACCTAATTTAACGCCATTACTCAACATGGTTTCAACTAATGTCCCCATTGGAGTTGGCAATATTTTTAATTTACCGAAACCGTTTGCGCCTTCCATCCACATATCTGTGATAACGTGACTCACACGGTCTAAGTTAATTTTTAAATCATCTGGGTGGTCTAATTCACCCAATACAGAATATCCACCGCCAATTTGTTCTTTTAATGTTTTAACAGCATTATTAATTTCATTAACTGGGTAGATACGCTGGTTGGCGTTCTTCACATCACCTTGGATGCAAAGTCCTTTCATGAATAATGATTTACCTTCTGTGCCTTCTTCGTGCTCAAGTACTACTTGAGCGGCATCAAATGATAAATTTTCTTGTAAGAACGCCATTTCTTATTAACCTTTTTTAGGTGCTGGTGCTTTTTCTAACTTTGCACCGCCTTCTGGACCATCAACGCCTAAATCTTGTGCTTTAGGAGCAGGTCGACCTTTTTCTGCTGATGTATCTGTACTTACAGGCTTAGCATCTGTTTTTGCTTTCTTGCCTGCATCGTCTGCATTAGCACTCTTAGTGTTTACAGAACCTTCTTCTGAAGTAGTTGGCTTAGGAGCCGCTTCTAATTCTGCCCTCTCTTCTAACTCTTCTTTAGAGTCATCTTCTTCTAATTCTGCATCAGCGTCTGCACTTTCTTCAAATGAAAGTTCTTCTTCCGCTTCTAATTCGTCTGCAACTTCTTCTTCTGCACCATCGTCGATTAACTCGTCGAATTCAGCCATTAACTCATCTAACTTATCTTCTAAATCAACAACACGATCTTCGATATCTTCGTGCTCTTCTTCGTGATCGTCAGCTTCGCCGTCATTGTCGAAGTCCATATCAACAACTTCTTCTTCTTCGTTGTTGTCTAGTTCAATGCCTTCTTCGTCAGCTTCAACATCGTCAATAAAATCATCAACTTCGTCACCGCCGATATCGTCTTGCATTAGGCTTTCGTAAATTTCACGTGATTTACCAACAACTATTTCATGAAAAAGATCAGAAGCCTTCTGATCTTCGTCGTTGATAACGTACTCAATTAGTTTCTCAAATTTGTTACTCATTGTTAACTCCAAAAATTAAAATGTTCGTGTGTGTATTTACAAGGAATGTAGAAATTACAAGCAGAAAGGTGCCTTTTTTAAGAATTTTGTGTGATTTTGTGTGATTTTTAAGATTTCTACTTAAAAACCGCCGCTCATATCCTCGCTTGGAGCAGAATACATTGTTTGAATTTTTTCTAACTTTTCTTTACGTTCGATATTACGTATGTCATTCATTTGACGTAATTTATTAATTTGTTTTAAAGTAAGACGGGTTTTACGCAAATCGTCTTTTGTGATTTGTGTATTGTCATCTTCTAAATCCTGGTATCCAGGAACTGCTTTATTGAAAAGTTCGTTTAATATCATAGTACTATTTATGGTAATCCGCCAACATCTCCGCCTGGTGTAGGTGGTGCTTCAGCGGCCATTGGATTTAATTCTGCATCAACTCCGCCTTCCGGACCCATATCTTCGTCAGGCATATCTTCCATTCCTGCAAGTTCATCCATAGTTCCAATATCGCTTTCAAATCCACCCGGCATAACACCAACACCACGTAAGTCTTGTCCTTCTGCATCAATATTTTGCTGTTTGGAGTTTTCTTCTTCCCACTGTTCCTCGTTTTTAGTCATTTCTTCTTCGGATAAACCTAAGTAACGCTCCAATAAGAAACGCTTACTAAGATATGGATATTGCTCTAAATTATTAAATGTTGAAACTCGTGTTGCATCTAACTCACTTTGTCTGTAACTAGCAAAGTTCTGCGGTTCATTAAATTTAATATCAAATAAACTACTATCAATATTAAATCCTCTGTACGCTAAGTAAAGTTTAAATTCTGTATTAAGAATACGTGCTAAAGACGCTTGTAAACGCTTACAGTATTGATTAAATCTAAATTCCTGAATAAGTGCTGTACCTAAACGTCCATCAGTTAGTGGAGACGGATTATCATCTGGTCCACTCGGTAAGTAACTACTTGGCACACGTAAACCACGTGCTAACTTATTATTAAAATAGCGCAAATCATCAATTTGACCTAAGTTTTCGCCGCCTGGTAATGTATCTACTTTAGAACCACGACCTTCTGCTGTTTGTGGAAAGAAGAAGTCCTCGTTTGTTGATAATGGATTATATGTTGCATCCAACATATTATTACCGCCACCATCTTGTGTAGGAATACGTCTTTGATGAATTTCATTTTTAACACGTTCCACAAAACTCATTGCCATATGACTAGGCATATTACCAACATCAATGTAGAATACACGACGTTCAGGTGCTCTTTGGATTCGGTAGATTAAAATAGCATCTTCAAGCATTTCTTTTTGCTTGAATACTTTGTAAACATTTTCTAAAATACTAGTACCAAACGGCCAAGTAACATCAAGTCCTTCTGTTAAACTCATATGCACAACGTGTTTAGCATCAATAACAGACTCTTTCATTGAATTAGTAATGCGTGTGCCGTTATTATTTATGTTACCGCCACTTACAGGTGCTTGA